TAGATGATAGTGATACTGCTACTGATAAAACTTGGTCATCAAGTAAAATTGATACGCAATTTAAAGATATTGCGAACTTAAAAATTGATAATATTACACTTTCTGACAATGTATTAACATTTTTTGCTAATGGTGAAACTATAAAAACTATTACTTTGCCAACATCTACAACTGGAGGTGGTACAAACGGAAAAGAAATAGAACTCCAAAAAAGTACAACACATATACAATGGAGATATGTAGGAGATACAGATTGGAACAATCTAGTAGCATTGACAGACCTGAAAGGTTCTGATGGAGTAAAAGGAGATAAAGGTGACAAGGGAGATACTGGAGCAACTCCAAACTTACAAATTGGTACAGTAGAAACACTAGATAGTGGAAGTAATGCAACTGCAAGCATTACAGGAACAGTTGAAAATCCATTACTTAATTTAGGTATTCCAAAAGGAGAAAATGGTACTGATGGAAGTAGTGACACTTTAGTAACTACTAATATATCAGGTACTACTTTATCGTTAACAACAGATAAATATCAAGTTGCTACTGTTGTAGATGGTACTGAAATTACATTACCAACAGTTACTTCTTTTGCTGAAATTCATTTATTTTTTAACACAACAGCAGATTTAACTTTAACATTACCTG